TCACCGGGATCGGTCAACGACTGATAGGTGCCGTTTTCGGTGACTGTCGGCATGACGCCAAACCCGCCATAGCGCAGCCGGGATTGGGTGTCGAACGTGGTGATGGTTTCGATGTTGGACGTGATAGCGCGCCACCCCTGGTCACTGACAGGGTTGGAAAACTCCTTGATGACCGCTTTCCACATGACGTTCGCGAAGATATCCGCCCAAGCCGTCATCGTCATGGTTTCACGGGCGGAGTCATACGGCTGACCGCCGTACGTCTCCCGGAGGATGTCATACGGATTGGCGAGTATCCCCTGGGACCCGGTGAAGTCATGGTAAGCGTGCCGGAATGACTTGTAACGCGGCACTTTGTCAATGTCCGCGTTGGCGAAGAAGCCCTCAAGAGCCTTGCTCTTGCGCTCGATGTTCTCTAGCCCCACGTCCACCTGCCCGCCGTTCTCGCGAATGCGGCCAGAGCCGCTTAGCTTCGCCAGTGCGGCCTTCGCCTCGGTGATCCGGGTTTCGAGTTCGGCCTTGTCGAACGTATGTCCAGCGAATGATGGGCGCAGAATACCCACGATCTCGTCCGGCAGTTTCGACTCGGTCAGCCGTCTATCCAGAGCGCTGTCGGACGCCTGGATCTCAAGAGACTCGCGCAGTGCGCGCGCCTTCTCCAATTCCGCGTCCAGCGCGGAGGTGTCCGGCTTGGCTTCCTGTTTGGGCTCCGGCTTGACAGCCTCAGCCGCGCGGGCTAGTGTAGCCTCGCAAATAGTCCAAACTGCGGGGTAATCCTCTTTCAGTTTGTCCGCAGTCATACCCTCACGGGCGGATTCCTCCACCGTCGCCTCCACCAAAGCCTTCAGCTCCGGTTTCGCCATGATGGACTCTAGGAACTTATCCATTGCAGTGTTCTCCTGATAACCAGTCCACCAATCATCGGTGGCACTTTCAAACAACCGCCCGCCTGCGGATGGATTGACAACTATATCCACGCTGTTGAAAGGATTCTTTTGGAATCCTTCAATGTCGCGGATCATCTGACCGGATTCGCGCACAACCTTGGACTTCGCGGCGATGTCGATGGACACCCCCACGAGGTCGCTTGCGGCCTGCGCTGTTTCCAAAACTGTTTTGCCCGTGGGGTAAACTTCCAAGTCCCCACGGATTGCGCCGTCCTCAAAACGCACGTTCCCCCAACGGCCTATGAGGTTGCGCGGGTCGCTCTTGCGCGCCATGTCTGTCAGCCGTCCGGCGGCGTCTGTCTGATGGCCAGCGTATGCGCCCAAACCCTCAAACAGCGGGGCAGACGCGCGCAGCAGCGCTTCTGAGTATCGGTTACGGTTTTTGCTGGTTCCCACCCGGATTAGGATTGCGTTTCTGATTCGCAAACCCTCCAGGTCGGTTTCGCCCTCCAATAGCGAGCACTCCCGTATCAGTTTGTCCATTGGTCAACTCCTGTCCCGGTAACTGACCGGGAACCGGCGGCGATGCAGCCGCCTTGTAAACGCCTATCTCGTCCGCCTGAATATCGTCCCGTATGAGCTTTTCGATATCCTCGGGAACGTCCATTCCGAGCGCGTTGAAGATCGCAGTGCGGGCAGTCCCCACGTCCATGAGTTTCTCGGATACGGCCTGTGCCGCAGCCGATATCATCTTCTGGGTTGCATCCGCGACCGCGAGATTGTCGGATACGGTGAGGTCTGGCGGGTCAACGGAAAGCGTGAGGTCAGTGCCAGAGGGGAGCCGTCCAGCCGCTATGAACAACTCCGCCTGTGTTTTCAGAAGCGGCTCCAGGACTAAGCCCACAAACTGCTTTTGGAGCACTTCCAGAACCTTGATTGTCGGCTCCGATGCAGAGCCCGCCGTCGATCTGTTTACGTCGGAGGATGCCCCAACCCAGTGTTCAGGGAATGAACAGGTGTGCGCGATGTATCTGAGCATGGATAGAAGGTCATCTACCGCCCCGCCGGAGTTAAGATTAGGCGTCAACGCCTGCCACGACTCGTTTTCGTTCGTGACCTTGACGCCGCCGGAGGATACGCCCTCCGTTGCGATCTGGCTTGCGCGCTGCTTGACTGCCGCCGGGGATGCCCCCGTGATGGTCACGAGCCATGTAAAGGCCAGCGCGAACTTGTTGAGCATCGTGCGGTCGGCCAGGAACCCCTCTACCTTCCGAATCCAGTAGAAGGCGGGTTCGAGGATTGGTCTGCCGCGCCCCACGATAAACCTCTGATGCGGCCAGTACCAGCAGAACTTATCACCGTTGAGCAGCGCTTCGTAGTCCACCTCGCCGCCGATGGTCTGCCACGAGACATCATCCATACCCACGCGCTTCTCGTGGACGGTGGTAAACAGGCGGGAGTTATCGGGCGATACGTCCACGGCGCTGATGTTTGCCGGGTGAATGTAGCCCAGGCGCATCAGCCCCGTTTCCGTCTCTGTATAGGCGGGCATGGTGACCTCGCCGTACCCCAGCCACTCACGGCAAATGCGCGGGAGTAGTTCGTCAAGCTTGTTGTCCGGGTGGTTCCAGAACTCGTTTAGGGCCTCGGTGAGATTGTCATCTTTGGCCGTAAAGGCCAGTGACGAACCGCAGATGTGCGCGGCGAGTTTGTCGATGATACCAATGGCGAGCGGGCTGTTATGGACAAACCAGATGCCCATGGTCGTGAGCGTGTCATGCTCAGCAATCTGCATATTTGCGTCAGACGCCATAGCGCCCAGGCGCCGCCAACCCATATCCTCTTTGATCAGCGAGTCGATAGACGCGCCTGTCGCCTCTACTGCCCGCTTGCCCCTGAGAATGTCAAACGCTTCTCTAATTCGACCCATACCAGTTTTTGTTTCCCTCTATGCTCACGCCTGCGGCGGGAGCTGCCGCCAGTGAGGAACCGGCAAAAGCGAGGGCCACCGCGTCGGCGATATCCGGCGACGGCAGCCCTCTCTTTTTCATGTCCTCTTTGCGCTCTAAAACGATCTTGCCCTTCGGCGTGAGGCTGAATCTGCGCGTGGTCAACTGCCCTATAAGATCCGCCTCGTTCGGAAACTCCAGTAGGCCACCGCGTAAACCGTCTTTCAGGAACCCCCACATGACCCCGGTCGCGTTGTGGTAGTGTTCGTCAACCTCACCGCCGAAGTTGCAAGGGTTGAGGCGCACCGCGTCAGGGAGATTTTGGCGCAGTGCGTCTGTAACTCCGCCGCCAACGCCCGTATCATCAACTGAGACTGTGGCGCACTCAAACTCTTTGGCGATCTGAACTGAGCGCCCGGCAGTCTGCATGGTGTCCCACCCATGACGGCGCTCTATGTGTGTGACGCGATACCCGCGCCGCACAACAAAAACCGTTTCATCATCTCCGAACCGGGCCACGTCCACCCCCAGCTCGCAGGTTCCTTCGGCCTCGCCTTCCGCAGCTTCAAACCGCTTGATTGCCGACTCGACCACGTCAAGTCGAATGAATGAGGTGGTCTCCGCAAGCGGAAACTCACCCAGCACGCGCACCCGGAAGATGTCCGAGTCAGCGCCCCACTTGGCGGCCATTCCGGGGCCGTAGGACGCATCTACGCGCGGGCTGTCAAGGCTTGATATCGCGATGTTGTACCACTGCGAACGCCCCTCATGGAACGCCCTGTGAAAGTAGCCCGCGAGTTGCGTCGGGTTCCCGGCCATGACGATCTGCGCGCCTTCGGTTGTAAGTGCGCCGTCTACCGCCTGAAAGATACTGTCGGATACGCCGGAACCTTCGTCCACGATGTAGAGTAAGTGTCCAGCATGGAACCCTGCAAGGTTCTCGGGCCGGGTGGACGCCCGTGCAACCGCGAACCAGGCTTCCTCCGCTCCTGTCAAGGCCAGTTTCGTAGCTGTCCAGGTAAGGATAGACCGCAGGCTTGACCGCGCCATCCATGTGGCAATCTCTGCCCAGAGCAGGTCAGATAACTGATGCTGTGTCGGTGCCGTGCAAGGTATCTTCGGGTAAGGCCTGGTTGTCAGAAACCAGAGCGTGGTCCATGCCAGCATGGCGGTTTTCCCCACCCCATGGCCTGAGCGCACCGCGACGTTGTGCCCCTGCGCGATAGCCTCAAGCGCTTCCGCCTGCCACGGGTCGGGCTCCGCGTGCAGCAGATCACGGCAAAACTTGATGGGTTCTCGGGAGTAGCGGCCCATGTGCCGGGCGATCTCCCGCGAGTCAACCGTCGGCTTTCTCCCGTTCCCACACCGCCGCGAGTTCGTCGGCGAATAGGTGCACGTCAAGGTTCCCGGTCACGTTGACCGCCTGAGTAATCGGCCCCTCGATTCGGTCAAGGAGTTCTTTGGCGTTTTTCCCGCGTGCCAGTTCCTTGATAAGCCCTTCGGCCACGGCCTGCGCGTACGGCTTGCCCGTCTTGGGATTCTTCTGTTTGAGCAGCTTAATGATCTGGTCTGTAACGAGCGCCCGTTTGGGGCGGCCCGTAGGGTTACCAGACTTTCCGGGGGTAAATCCCTTGCCCGTGCATCCACCCGTTATTTTTTCGTTGTTACCAACGGAATCGCCCATATCGCCCTGCTATCAAACACGGGCGCGGCAAATGCTGCAGCCGTGAATGCCAATACAAAAGCGTTGCCGCCAAGAACTCCGCACGCTTGCCAGGAACTAAGAAGGAACACTGTGGAGCTCCCCGCGTTGTCACCCTTGCAGTGTAAAGCACCGAAAGAAACCTTAGCGCCCGGCGCCGAAGCGTCTGAGTGACTTTTCCAGCATCCCGGTGCCGCGTTCGGTGTGCCGATTGGCGTTATTCAGGTCCGGCGTGAGTTCGGCCAGTTTCGCCGCGCGCGTGGGCATTACAGCTCCACCGTGTAGTATCTGGAGTCGGTGTTTCCTTCGGGTTGAGTCGTGATCATGAACCTTGCCGCGCCGGTAGGGATACGTCTCCGACGGTCCGAGATGATGAAGTCGAAGTCGCTCCATCCTGTGGACGTTGCAAGCGGCCCGGACTGCGCGATGGTTTTCCACGTCGCCCCGCCATCAATGCTTTTGAGAAGTTTAGCGTAAGCGCGTCCGACGTTCGGGTCACCACCCGCCCTCTGAACTGCGGCGTATAGGACACCAGTGCCCGCACCCCACGATCCCACTTCCACGATATTCCAGATCGGCCAATCGTCATAGGCAGCGGCTGGGAGGTAAGTGCGGTCTATCTTTGTGGCACCGTTCCACCTCTCGATATACTGCGTCTGGCCGCTGCCGTGAGTGTCTGCATCATTCCCCATGACGCGGACACCATTATCACGCAGGGCTATGGCTGTGAATCCGTTGCCAGCGCCTGCAAGTTGTTCCCAGACACCTCCGGGATAGATACGGCAGTGCCGGTAATGGTCTCCGGTGTCGCCTGTCGCCCAGTTGACAAGTGTCGCCTGGTCCCCAGTCGTGAAATAGAGATAGCCGTCAAGACCCATGCAAATAGAGTGGATATGTCGCGCTATGTCAGCCATCCCGTGAAACCCGATGTGATTCCAGTCCATAAACGGGTCGCCCATAAGACCACCTGCAACAGAAGGGTTCGGAAGCATGGTTGCGGCGTCTGCATTGATTGCGCCATTGCGGATGACGTAAATGTAGGCTGCTTTGCGGGCAAGATAAGGCGACAGAGTGGCTTGCGTGGTGAAGGTGTCATTCACAGTGACTGTTGGGTTTGAGGTGTAGCCC